AATGCAACTCGACGAGGTTTTGGTTTAATAGGATCGCCGTCTTCGTCGTATTCTATTTCATCTTCGTCATCATCCTCTTCTTCTTCAGTAGCCTTACTCATTTTGCCACCACACGACCCTTCTGTGATTTTAACGCCCGCGATCTTGCACATATCGATCAAATTTTCTGTTAAAAATTCCGCCGCCACTTGCTTAGGAGATCCAGTAGTGGTTTCGTGTAATGTAGTTGTTGAAATAGCAGGAAGACCAGCTAATTCTCTCATTCTTTGTGCGTCCATAATAATCCATAGATAAATTTATGTGAGTATTTATGGGTCATTTAGTTTTGCTTAACATTTTCCAATCATGCTCCCACATAACCACTAAATTATATCCCAGTTTTACTATTTCTTGTTCTCTGGCTTTTGTTTTCTGATATAACTCTATAGCAGTAATATTACTATCTTTTGGATGACATTTTGCATCATTAGGTAATATATCAAGATTCCCATGCCATTTATCGCCGTGGAATTCAAAAATGGTATTAGTTTCTTTGCAATATCCATCTGCTTTATATTTAGTTCCAGGGATTCTAAATTCTCCTACATTCCCTCCGTGTTGTATCCAACACCCAGTAGATGTAGCTACCGAATTTAACCAATCTGATGAGGCACTTGATATATTAGACTTCGCACAAGTGGGACATCCAGACCCTCGTAGGTGACTTGCTGGGGATTGAGCAAATGAGCCATGCGATGGGCAATGTATGAGAACTTTTGTACGGTTATTTTTGTACTTTACTGAATCGTATTTGTACTTATAGTTGTGTACCATCCTCGCTTTATCTACGAAGTTCTGCTGTGCTGTTGATTGATGATTGGGTTTGCACGCGGGACAACCAGCCCCACCCAAGTGAGCGTAAGGCTGCTGGGCAAATTGCCCATGAGCTTTGCATATAATGGTAATCTTGCTATGAGTTCCAGTATAATCTACGTCCGAATAATCATACAACAATCCATGAGTCCGTATGGCATCTGATATAAAAGTTTGCTGCAATTTAGTAGTTTCACGTGACTGTTTATCTTTTCTACATAGTTGACAACCATGTCCCAATAAATGGACACTTGGGCGCTGGTAAAACCCTCCATGAGTTGGACATAGTACAAATACCACGGTATTGCGATTTACATATTCAGTTTCACTATAATCATATTTATCTCCATGCACCGCAACTGCCTTCTCCACGAATCTGGAGGTGGTTAGTGGTATTGACATAAAAAAAATCCCTATAAATTAATTAAAATTATACAGGGATTAATTGGTTAAATCAATAATAGGATATTAAACTACATATTTTCTATTTGCTTGATCTTTCGCACTGCTGCTTGAACGACTGGATAGTGTAGGGATCTACCATCATACTGAAAATCCTCAAGCGATAACCACTTAACATCTGATGTTTCATCCGATGGAAGACCGAACATAGACTTATCTTTTACTTTAGCAACGTATACTGCCGTCCTACCCATAAAGTTTCCAACTGCTTCTACAAAGAAAGAATTCCCTTTAAAAAATCCTAGTTCTTCCCGTCCCTCTCGAATTGCTGCATCTTCAAAGCTTTGGTCGTCGTCCTCCACTTTCCCCTTCGCGAGCTGCCAATCTTCGCTACCTTCGTAGCCTTGGAAGCTGGGTTTCATAAACAGCATTAAAATTTTACCAGACTCTACTACATACGGCACCAACGCCGCTCTGTATATTTGATCTGGATTTCGTTCATTAAATTCTATAATGTCGCTCACTAACGACCTCCTTGTGTTGTATTAATTATTATCATTAGGTACCAACCCCATTTCCCTATATGATGATTCAGTCGATACTTATTATAAATACTTATCATATATTAGTCAACAGCGGATATTATGTATCACATTATATACAAGACTACCAATAAGGTGAACAACAAAGTGTATATTGGAGTTCACTCTACTGTCGATTTACTTGATAACTACCTAGGGTCTGGTAAACTATTAAAACTAGCTATCAAAAAATACGGCAGATCTAATTTTAGTCGTGAAATATTACAATACTGCCATTCTAAAGAAGAAGCATTTATGGTGGAAAAATCAATAGTGAACGACCTATTCACCTGCGATCGGAATAATTATAACCTAGCAGAAGGAGGCAAAGGTAATAATGGTATTAATCGTAGGAGTAGAGAGGTTCTGATTTATGATAATAATCTGTGTTATATTACCAGCTGTTCGAGTGCGACCAAAGCAAAAGATTGGTTGGGCGCTTGCAACTCCACCACAGTTACCAAAGCGTGCAAAAATGCCGCAGATGGAAAAGCTTCTCAAGTAAAGGGATATTATGTGTGTTATTACGGTGATACCCCTCGCCTTAGAAATTTTGATTATCTTGTGGCAAGACGTACCCATCTAATGAATGTTGGGAAACGTAGACCTGACCATTCATCATTTATGAGAGATAAAGCTATAGCCAACCCCACTGGGATGATATACTTCACGCCACACCATCCCAGTGGTACCAACAGATCTACTGCAACATCGTATTACACCGTTGATATGATTTCAGCTTGGATGAGATCCAGTGACACCATAATATCCAAGTGCGCAATTACCAAACTCACAAAAAAATTAGGAGACAAAATATCTCCTACTTGGATAGGGAAAACCAAACGGGAAATTGGATTTTACTGTATCCCCCGCGATTAAGTGCCAACAGAGTTTGACCACAGCACGTTTTGTAATCGTATACAAAATGTATATCCTCTTGATATGCATAGATCCGCTATGATTGGAGCTATTGTAGTCTGTTGATCTGCAGTGCACGCCATTGGCATTAGATACACTCCGACGTCAGGAACTAACACATGGTGTTCTGCATATGTGGACATTACTTGATCTATCTCATCTACATCAGCTACAGATCCACATACAAACTTAAAGTATTGTTGTACCTGAGCTGGAAATGTATCATATAAAATTTCTTGAGATATGATTACGCTAGGCTTAATTGCACGAGCTGCACGCTCACCACTAGATGATAATTTTGGACTATTTGAGAATATCACACTTCTAGTAGGATCTTCATCTAACCAATCATGTAGAAATGACAATAGATTGGCATGGATTGGTACCGAGCCATTGGTTTCAATCAACAATATTTTACACCCCATCATTTGGGGATGGTTTAATAATACAGGTAGCTTCTTACTATGCAACATCGGCTCACCTCCAGTAATAGAAAAGATTACTGGTTGTTTGGTAATTGGATGCACCCATGTACTATTTGGTAGCTTTGATACTATTTCAGCAGCTAATTTGTGCTCATCTCCTGTTATCCACATATGAGCAAAATCCCGGTTCCAGGAATATTGACTATCACATCCCCTAGATATTACAGGAATAGAATAAATGTCTTTGTAATCAACGGGATTAAACATCAATACAGAATGATCGGTCGTATCTAATCCTTCTGGATTGTTGAATTTACTACAAGTCATATTACATCCAGTAAACCTAGCATATATTGTCGGTCTACCGGTTAGTGGACCCTCTCCTTCCAGAGATAGGAATACCTCACTCCAACTAAAATCTACCATACCAATTCCTTATTTCTCACTCACGTCAACACACGTATATGGAGAATTCCCAGTTGATCGAATCAACCAAGATCCTTCATACTTTGCTGTAATATCCCGTACCCAAGCATTCCATTTCCAGCTACCTGGAATTAATAACAAACTACGTAATTTGCCAATATATATCATAATCTTCTCCTTATATGTAATATGGCCGAATATTATCTACTTGATATCCTTCTAATATAGAATATCGAATGTAGATTGAATCTAACGCATTTAATGTGCGATTATCTGTTTCATTATACAACTTATCACATACTGATAACTCATTGTTCAAATACCCCACGATCGCGCTTAACCGTTTTTCTCCATCGACTACCACCCACTGCCCCGATGTAGAATCCTCAATAAAAGCAAATTCCCCAGGCAATAATCCCAGTAGTAGCCGTTCGATATATCGTTCACTTGCTATTGAATCGATTATGATATGTGAGTCGCTACACCAGCGATTAACTCGCTTAATAAAAGCAGGTAGTGGTAGAGTATCAATTCGTGCTGTGCTTATATAAGCCATACAGTTCACCAAAATCCCAATGGACATTCAGATTTGTTTAGTTTTGTTTTAGCATCTACAAAACAACTACATGCGGTACACTGGCGAAGTGTATTCAACACTTCGCAGGTATTACATATTGTTATTCTATTTACTGCTGTTTCAGTATCGGCAAATTCCAATTCACCATGAATTAAGTCTTTAATCACATTTAATACATTATAGCTCATGATACCTCCTATTGAATAAGGAAGATAGCGAATAAATATTACTCCATCCCTCCATCATTAATTATATTATACTCCATTATATTCTTATATGATACGGAGGATAGCAAATAAATTGCGATTCTACACTTCCCACGGCAACTTCTTTATAAATACCAGCAAATACAGCACCAGACATCGACAATGGAAACCTATTTAATTTATAAGTGCACTAGCCCTTCGGGCAAATCTTATATTGGACAGACCAAAAATTTGACTCGCCGCTTAACAGAACACAAACGGTCTACGTCAACGTGTAGAGCGTTTCATAGCGCCATCACTAAATACGAGTTGACAAACTTCACTCATGAAATATTAATGGAAGGCCTATCATCAGAAGAAGCCAACTATTGGGAACCAGCGTTAATATTAGAACACAATACACTATCACCAAATGGATATAATCTAATGACTGGAGGTAACAATTCCACCCCATCTGACGAAACACGAGCTAAGCGGTCAGTGGTTCGATTGGGAAAGCCTCTACCAGATGAAGTTAGATGCAATATCAGTAACGCCAAGTCTGGCATTCCCACAACCGATGTACATAAAGCCAAACTGCAACAAACATCCGCCAACGTGGCGGTTAATCAATATACAATTACTGGTACGTTACTAGCGTCTTTTATATCAGCAAAAGACGCTAGTAGGTCGACTGGAGTTGACAACGTTCAAATATCAAGATGTTGTAATGGAACCTATGCTACAGCAGGTGGATACATTTGGGAGTATTCCACCCCACACACCCCACCTACATCGAATACGAAACCGGTAGTCCAGTTAGATGATAATAAAACAGTAATACAAGCTTTTAATTCTGTAACAGATGCAGCTAATTATATGAACTCATCGAGAGGATACATATCAAAAGCCTGTAAGAGTCCTACTACGAAAGCACTTGGATTCTTTTGGTCTTATTCAGTATAAGTCGCCCTTACATCTCCCATGGAAATGTTACCCATCGATTATTCGGCACTACTTCTGTAATATACGTTGGCAAGAAGCAACTATGGGGTTTATATATCAACGATAGAGTATCGATTGAGTGGTCGGTAACTATGGATTGTTGATAAAATGCTTGAACTTCTGCTAGCGTATGACCCGAATCCGCAATATCATCAATAATGATTGGACGAGTGAATGCGGACACTCCCAATAAGTTATTGTGGTTTTTATTATCACCTGCGCTTTTACCAGATGAAAACATCACAACTTCAATTGGGATATTTAACCGCTTGTGGATTATAACGGCAGGAATTAATCCTCCCGTTCCAATCGCTATAATCCCATCATATACAACACCGGACGCTTGGATCAAATCAATAGCGTCAATACACTTATCATGAATATCCTGATACGAATAGTATATCTTCTTCACCAATCCCCCTTAGCTCAACATAACATTAGATAATTGTCTGACAGTAGATAATACTTGCAATGCCATCTCCGCATCATGTAATGCATTATGTTTAACCGGTCTATCACCGTCTGTAATCAACGAAAACAGTTCATCTGAGTCGTAGGTACCGAACACAGCAAATCCGATGCTATTCGTGTCTACTAACCGTGCTGCTGTTTTTAACACAATGCCCTCGTTTGCAAACATATCAACGATAAAACACTTATCAAACCATGGATTATTGCCACAGATATTAATAGGTCCTAAAGTTCCCCAGTGCCGCAATATCAGATCAGCAACTAATTCAACCGCTTCTTGGCTACTAACGCCATTCGCTTCGAGATATTCCTTAGATAGCCCATGCACTCGTTGAGCTCCATCAGACCAAACAGATTTGCCATCCCATTTAAGCTCAACGTATAGTTTTTCAAGAGGAAGCAACGTATCAGCATCAACTACAATTAATCCTAATGACACTAACTGATATCTATCTATCTCGTTGTGACTGGGATCCACTCCACCAAAACACAATCCAGTGGTTTCGCCATCAGCAACCAACAATCTATTAAAATAACTTTTACCTTTTTTCATATTAATATAACCTTATACAAAAGAAGAACTATCATCTACGATAGGGCCCATTCCCGGTTCATTTCGTCTGGGATTCATTTGTTTATCGCGACCTGATATTACATCCGCTCTAATTAAGGCGGATTCCAGCTCACCCATATTCTTTACAATGTCCAATTGCTGTGGGTGAGTAAAAGATGGGATGATGTCAGTAACTTGTGGTGAATTCATAAACATCAACAAGTTATGAGCGGTTTCGGCTGATATTGTTATAACTTTCATAATTATGTCCTTACTTCAGTGTTAAACCACACTGCTAATGCAGCATGGATGGTGTCATTTGATGGTTTGTTGGAGTTAGCCAACGGATCTAACAAAGACTTCATGGTAGATTCTAACTCGTCTATTCGATTAGCTGCAGTTACTAATTGATTACTAATATCATCGGCTACCTGAGCATCCGTTACCAAATACACAGCATCAGCAGATTTCCGCATACGCTCAGTAATTGGCGATTTTTGATGATATTGCTTCGTGGTCTGCGGTATTGAGGTCTGCTCTAATTGTTCCACGTGTTGTATTAACTGAGACATAAAATATCCCAAATCCCGTTCAACCGGTGAGCTTGATTGCTTTGCAGCCTCTGATATCGTCTTGTACGTTAAGATTGAATGTTTCATTATTATATCCTATTTAGGAGCATGTACCATCGATGGACGATTGAGTTCTCCACTCCAATGTGTGTTTTGTGCGTGATTATACGACCCAGAATATAACAATCCGCTATCTTCTGACTTAACAAATATAATTTGTCCTATTCTGGTATGAGGAGCGATATATGCAATTGGTCCGCGATTGTGTAAAGCACACCCCACCGACCCAGAATATCCCGAGTCAAATAGGCCACTGGTAATAAACAACCCATTTCGATTCAGTGTAGATCGGATGATCATCAATGCAGCAACACCAGGAGGAATCGATACATAGAAATCTGAAGTAACATCCACATACGTGTTTGACTCTATTGGGAAATACTCCGTATCATCATTAAGAATGTGTGGTAATGTTGGAATCAACGGTCTCATTACTTTACGAGTTTCTGATAATATTAACCCACCTCCATCAGGAGAGTGCATATAATCTGCAGTAAAGTCCAGTGCATTCGGCTGAATGCACTTATCTCGAAAATCTTTGTCCATCCACGATGGAAAGGTGATCCATCCTTCTTGTATTGCTTGATTTGGGTTAAGATACATATATTCCTTCCTTGGAATGAAGTTGAGTGTTATAAATATGCTGCTGGGTCGGTAAATGTCGCTATGGTGCGATCTAAGTTAAATTGAATAATTTGAGCTATATGTGGTTGGTCATATAATGGTTCATCAAAATTTACTGGTCGAATGTATTTTTTATTCACCCCAGCAAAATCACTATAAGTCGGATTATAGCTAATTCCTTGTATCCCCCACCAGATAGGTCCTGATGAATCACATGAATCTAACACATTCATCGAAATAAGCGATGGAATCTCTACGTTGGATCCACAATTTAATCCCAAATAATGATGATACATATTATACGCAAATAATCCTCTATCAATCAACAGTGAGGTCATTACAACTCTCGCATATTGTTTAGGAATATGAGGTAATGCGTTAGGACAACCCAATATACTCATCCCTATCGCATCGATCATGTGGGTATTGCTAGTCGCCCAAACATAAGCATCAATCCAATCCTCTAAATGATTGGTAGTCGATTGAGGAACAAAGAGAGTACTAAACCCAGCATCCTTAAACAATGGAGCATACCGAATTGCTCCAGTAATAGTTTTCTTCCCAGGTTGAAACGGATAGTCAGGAAGTACTATAGTAGTAGCACCACACTTCTTGCCTAATCCTACCAACCTAGTGGGATCGTATGGAGTATTATGCTCGAATGCTCCGTTGTCTAAAATAACATAATCACCTCGCTCACTCATTCGCTTATAAAATGAGCAATAAGCATCATCTCGGTCTATTAGATGAGCCAATACCAGATGTGTAGTGCTGGTCGAGCAATAATGTTCCAGATACGCGGTGGGAGCAATTGGACAGAAGGTGGGGGTTTTTGTGGATTGAATCATATATTAAATTCCTTTGTCTAGTTTATATAAACATTATACGATATCGTCAATCAAATGACAAGAATAGGATAAGAAAACCATTAAATATATAAATACGGCAGTAACGTAAACTCACAAACACATGGAAACACCAGAAGCCCTACATGATTTGGATATGAAAATACAAGCAATTGAGCGAGAGTTAATGATACACGCGCATCAATGTGAAACAAATCACCAATTACTACAACAGAAATTAGACTTTAACAACATTGCCTTACATGATATGATTACTAACGCAACTAAAAGCTTATCGGACTTAGCGGCACAAATTCAACAAGCGCATAGCTTTAATGATAGAGTAACTCAAACTTGGAAAGTAATAGCAACAGTATCTATTGTAATATCGGCGTTATTAGGTGCCGCATATACCGTCCACAAGGATGTAGAACAACAGAACACTCCAACTACCTATCAATCGTCACACAAATAATTAAACTTCTTGTATCACGATCTCGTCTAATTCCTCTTGATTCTTTGTGAGGTGAAGTACTGCTCCATGTTCGGTGCGATATTTCACCTCACAAGCAATGCCTTTATGTCTGAATTTATTAGTTAATTGAGTTATAACTTCGCCCATACTCGCGGCTTCGATCTCAGTATCAACTGACCCCGGAATCTTAACGAAAAATCTCGATCCTTCATATATTGGATGTGATGTACTTTCTGCATACATCACCGATGACGATCTCCATCCAGCAGTAGCACCTCTATTAGCATATAACGATTGCACTCCAACTCGAATTAGTTCTTCATATTGTTTCCAGGCCCCACGCTGCTCCGGAGTGGGTCTACGAATTCGCGAAATGTGGTAAGCTGTATTAACAAGTTCCGCTGCATTTTCCCAGTTCTGATTTAAGTCAGAAGCACCCTTCTTTATTAATTTTTTCAGTTCACCAATAACTGCTTCTGGTAGTGCGGTCAGTTGCTCGTCATATTTGAGAGCGGATGACTCATTGATTAAATAGGTACTAAACGACTCATACACTACTGGATTCCAATATACCTTTCCTGTACTACTGGATTTCACTGGATATTTGTGTTTTTTCGGCTTGCGTGGGTTGTTGGATATGTTTTTTATCTCATACTGATTCGGGATACGATCGGTCATATCAGCAGCACTTGCTGCTATATCAGTGTCTAGCGCTTTTGATACAAATTTCATGTAGTAATCTCTAGTTCATGAGTGTATTTATATGTACTTCCCGACTCCCACATAACTACTAAGTTATATCCTAATGATAGAATCTCTTCTTCTCGTTCAATGGTATTTCTGTATTTGTCACCAAAAGTAATATCTCCGTGGAATATTTTATCTTGTGGTTGTGTTTCTGGATTTCCATGCCATCTATCACCATTAAATTCATAAATAGTATTTGTTAGTGGGCAGTATCCATCTGATTTTAGTCGTTTATTTGTTGGGTGATATTGATATTCTCTGATATGTATTCCTAATGAATCGAGCCATTGGTTGGCTTTATAGCTTTGGGAGTAGTTGAGTTTTATTTCTATTCCAGCTTTTCTCAAATACAACCCAATAGCAAATCCGCTAATTCCTAACTCACTTGCTATTTGAACGATGGTTTTATTTTGTGTTATATATTGGTCTGATAGCCATTCTGGGTTATTTAAAAGAGGAAGAATAGCTATCATGTGTTTTTGTGTATGATATTCAGTTCCATGTTTGTCTAAATTAGTAGATTTCCGCTTCTCCTTGATAATAGGGGATCCAAGTGGATTTTCGTGCCCATGTCTTTCTAAATTAGTTTGTTTAATTTTTTCTCTACATCTACTATCTTTAAAATGGTGGTCTACCCCATACTGCATCATACAATTATCTTTTTGTTTAAGTCGTGCACACAATCTACAACCACAAGATTGATTTATATGGGCGTTTGGGGATTGAGTAAACGCCCCATGTAGTGAGCAGATGATAATCACTGGTGTATCAGGAGATGAGTATTCTACCATAGAGTAGTCATACTCATCTCCATGTACTGCTATTGCCTTACGAATAAATCTATCTTGTTTGTATTGAGTGCTTAGCCTGGAGGGAGTGTTATCTATATCCTCGATAACCAACTTCCTATTGCTCATTTTAGTGAATGAGGCCTTATCCAATTGGGATTTCTTATCTGATTTAGCACATTCAGGTCCACAATAAATTCTAAAACTACCACCTTGTGGATTCCACTTAACCAAATTATCACACATTTTACATTTAATTGGCCATTCTTTAGTATTCAAAGAAAGCCATTCTTTCATTTTCTTGGTTAATTTCACATTAATCCCCGTAAATTAAGTAAAATTATACAGGGATTAATGTGTTAAATCAATGGGTAGGGATACTTACTTCTTCGCGTCTACCTTATTGGTCAACATAGTAATGCGTTCAGATAATCGTTTGTTGATCACCTCCTGTCGTTTGCACTCATGATCCAACCGAGATATCTGAATTTTCATAGCTGTGACCAATGTCTCCAATTTATTGATTTTTATCTCGACGGTAATAGACATATAGGCTCCTTAGTTATATTCAGTTGCTGTTGACGACTTTCTCAACAAATAATCATTAGATACAGACTTCAACAACACTCTACCTAGATTATTTCGATGAGTGTTGCATTGACGTTCTTCTATCGGACTAACTACAACACCTTCACGGATGTGAGCTTCTGTTCCCGATACTTGTTCAACACCATTCGTATATAATTCGAGCATCTCTGCTGAAAATGGACCTTGGTACAACAATGGCACTGTGGGAATACCAAATGACTTACATACAGCGAGTGTTGTTCCTTTTGACACAAACCAACTTAATTCATCTGAATACCGAGGACGTCCGATGTATACATCAAATACTCTAAACTGAAGATCAGAAAATGAGTACTTCAAATCCTGAACAGGACCAAATACTTCACCCAAAATAGTAATTTGGGTAGTATCATCCAACCCAAATGCATCATGAACATCGAGTATGTTTTGTTTATACTGCTTAAACATTTTAACATACGCATTATTGGCGTTTTTCTCATTGTCTTTGAATACTAACCCTTGCGCTCCCAACCCTTTGGAATACACAATAAAATTACCATCAAACGCTTCGGTGTGGTTAAGACCAGGAATGTAACTCATGGCACAAAACGAATTATGTACCAACACCCCATCAGCAAAAAAGTTGGATGTGTTGGCTACTTCTATATCGTATCTATTAGAATCGTGGTCTATTTTTCTAACCGACTTCAACTTGCTTATCTTCATTTACCTCTCCTATAAAATTTAAAATGGTATCGATAGTTGACTCAAATTGAGTACGGATGTCACACTCCCACACCACCAACACATCAAATCCCAATTGTTTAGCTGTACCATTCTTGACTTTGTCTTTATTCCACAAATCAGATGCCAAATGCGCATCATCACGACGAAAATGTAGGATATCAGTAGATACATACTTAATGGGATTTGCGTGATAGAAATCACCATTAACCTCTATTATTTTGTTGGTACCGACTACCAATATATCATACCAGTATTTGGTATTTGGGATATTATATTCATTAATTACCGATATACCATACGACAGTAGGGTGTTGTATACCAATCTATGAATACTTGATATTCTACTCCCATTTACACCACCAGTGGAGTTCCTAATAGCATTGGCGATTTTTTGCTTTACTGACTCTCGCTGGAATACGTTGGTAATCCCTTCTTCACTAAACAATCTTAGTTGCCACGCTATTCTACTGGGGTGGTCATTACACATATTATGCCTCACGCCATACCTAGATAGATTAGTAGCCTCTGACTGGTCTCTACATCTATCCATTTTTCTGGATTCGGATATCCCGCGTTTAGCAATCCCGAACTTGGTTAATGCTCTGTTTATAGTGGTGCTAGAAGGTAGGCCTAATTGCTTGGATATTTCATTTGCGGACTTCCCGCCATTCACATACTCCAACAATAACATATCCTTGGTGATATTAACCGAATACCACTCTTTGTAGCTGGAACAATATTTTAAATGACTTGATAATTTTTTTACTTCGTTGTTACAATGCGGACAAATATCCATATGATACTCTCTTTATAAAGAGAGTATTTATACTGAAAAAGTTCAGTGAACTTTTTCAGTCCATGGTGATGGATTCATTACCAACTAATTCATCAACTCTGCGATATGCGTTGATGTCAGGAAGCCACACCGGATGGTTACCCGTCAATTTCATTATAGTACCATCCTCTGTTTCCAATTCATACCAATTATCGATGTTGGGTTGGGATGACCAACCCAACACTTCATTAAACTGAATTTCGTGGGTTTGAATATCCATAGACTTAACATGAACTTTTAATCGTTCATCTACTACTCGCCCAATTGTTATTAGTCCAAACTCCACAGTATCTAATAATGTGTGAAAAGATGCGCAGCCATGTATTTTCTCTGTCATGATAACTTCTTCACCAGGAATGAACACATTAGGATATGCCTTAATATTCTCCACATCGAAATTTATGGTGTATGATGAGCCCACATTAAACACCTCACCCGCTAAATGAACAGGTACTGGTGGTTCCCATTTACTAACGCCTAATAATTCACTAACATCTTGATCGTCTATCACTATACAAGTATCGCAATTATCCAATGGGAGAATCCATTGATCATCAGCGTATTGCGGATCGGTGATACTAGGGGTGGTTGGGACTGGGGATAACTGAACACAAAGTCCTTGACTAACTACCCCGCGCAACCGTCTTGGAATTACTTTATTCCCAAACGACCCAGATAATCTACCTTTTTGTTTTTCATCGTCCCACATATCTATGTGGCGGAGTAACCAAGTTGGAACAATAGCATTTTCTGGTATGTATGCCACTCGATCACCAGTTTGATATTGGCCTTTACGAACTACTGATAAGTAATCTGCAGCCTGTGCAATTTCTAAAGAGTCCGCGTCTGGATGAGGATGTACTACAATTTGTGTTATTTTTACCGCGAATGTACTCATTTAATATTCCTATTGTTAATAATTAACAGCCAAGTATGATTGCTCTGGAATTGCATCTAATCCCAGATGTCTTGATGTGCGATATCTCGTTTGAGGTTTGCCAAATTCATCAACTCCAGTAAAACTGTGCAACAACACATATGGACTGTAGGCAGCGACTACGCTATTAGTTGGTGGAGATGGGTCGATTCCCACTATTACCATGTTAGTGGGAATCGATTTGGTTAAGTACACAGGATACCCTCCTATCGCACCAGCACGATACAACAATTCATCCGATATTGGGTCCTCTAGTAGATCCCGGTGAATGAGAGTTTCAATACTTTTAATTAATCTAGCATGATTTGTTGGAGTTGTTAATATAAAACAATCGCACCCATTTGAATTTCGTCTAACTCGACTAATCTGATCAAACAAAGATTGTGGAGATAGTGGATGAGTGGATTGTTCTATAGGCCCTCGGTACAACATCGATAGCACATCAGACAACAATTCATCAGCAATTGCATTAATCCCACTATCTGTTAATTCTCCAGGGCCATTGCAGTATTCCAATAAGATAGTATCCACTCGATGTTGATGGCGAGTCACCGATCCAGTACGATCCAGATTGTATGACTCAAACGACATCCTGTTAGTCGGCAACACTTGGATGATCTCCGTTAGCGGAGCTAACTTCCTTCCCACCTCCAATATCACTCTAATGATATCAGGATCATCCACATGAGTGGTTCCAACCACATCGACATAATTATGTACTAATGTGGTTGGAAAAGTAGTATCCACTTGCATTAGAATGGATGGGATAATTGTTCTACTACGGATTGTTCATTTCTAATACCTTCGATGAACTTAAACATAGAGCTCGAAAATCCAGATAACGAGTGCCATCCATCTGATTTAATGAACGGAGTGGATTGTGCTCCTTCCATGTTAATAACCAACTTAATTGCGCCATCTGCTAACCCAAATAATGCTTGATATGGAAACCGATTCACCTCTCCATCAGTACACACAATAATAGTATCAGGGATAAAACCAAGTCTATTATATTCATTCAAGGCTTTATCAAACTGAGTATATCCAGCAATCTCACCGACCCGATAAGTCAGCATAGCGTGTTGCATAGTAACCAACGAATCAGTAGATGGGAAATCCGTCAGCGTTAATGCGCCCGATCCAAATAGAGTTAGTGCAGTGCGAGTGTTGTTGTTACTCTTTAGAATTGCCGAAGCTAGTAACGTGGCATTCGACATCACAATCCCATCATTATTTCCCATAGACCCAGAAAAGTCCACAATAACCCAAATTTTCTCCCCAAACGATGGGATGTTGGATAAACTAATATCCATTGCCTGCGAAACAGCCTTAGCGAAGAACGTAGAGTTCACCTCTTTAACTGCCTTATACGCCTCTAACAAGTCAAAAGGAAGTTGCTTTGAGTTGGCAACTGCTGTTGGATTTGTTATATAATCATAAACTTGGCGTTCAGCCTCTTCGGATACTCCAGCTTGGCTAATATTTCGGAGATTTCTCAGCAGCGCCATCCAAGGTAGACGATGGCCATACGATACTTTTCGGTATCGCTTGCCGTTCTCTTCTTTGTATTCATCAGTAAGACTAACATTTTCTTGTGTATCCAAGAATTTCTGCGTTACCACGTTCATTGTCCCAACTCCTTAATTTAATTAACTGTGAATAGGATAGATGTATCCCATCGATTACTAAAAACACAACATATCCCAGCCGCTTGGCTGCTCTCAATTTTAATTTATTAGTCACTCTTAGTTTTTTATCAGCACCATAGTTGTCCCAAGTCCACCCAGACTTAATCTCATAACAACGAGTATCATCAACTATAAAATCTGGGCTATATACCTTATTACTACCAGATATGCTCTTATAAAATAACCTAGGACCCCTACGGATATTATTTGTTATTTTATACTGCTCAACTAAAAACGAAAATTCCCACATTCCTTGGTACCACAAATCACTATTATACCACTTAACTTTTGATCGCCCCAGCCCATTCCGAAGTGCTTTATCGTGTAATTCTTGTTGTTGAAGTGGATGTTCTACTCCATACCTGATTAGATTAGTAGTAACTTGCTTGTCTTTTACTAATTGTAATTTAGATTGATTATCTACACCGAATTTTATCAAGTTCGTCTGTATTCGCTTCTCTTTACAATCAGACGTGCGCGTAGGCCAATCAACACCATACCGTAACAACGCAGTATTCCTGATAGATTGGGAGGCTCGTATGAATCCACCACTTTCTCGTTTATTATCAATTTTTACTTTAAGTAAGTCAACATCACGATTACAACAAGTAGTGGAACAATAAGTATAGTGTCCTTTATCGTAAGTCTTAAAATCAACAAAGTTATTACACCCATCAGCTCCACAAGTTGGAATGCTGGACATATCATTAATGATTAAGTACACCTGCTCACTAAATAACCTCCCAGGAGACCTGGTGATTCTATCAAAGAATACAGGATAGTGTTTTTCTACCCAATAAGGAGATGATGTGCTCCATCGTTTCATCCGTCCGTGAATTATCTTGTTGTCTTTGTACAGATTTTGTAATATCCAAGCTTTTAAATCATCCATATCATATGCTCAATAGTATATACTTATTTATACTAAATCACAAATGGCGTCACTACCGACCCTACGCAACTTCCAACCACCCCTCAAATCCAGACCGAATTAATTCTTCCCATATTTGGGATTTTGTTTTTGGTGGATGAGTCCAACTAATTTGTTGAAACTCTCTACCATCTACACTCATAATAAACGACGGGTGGTATTTTACCCCTGGCAATTTACACAACAGAGGTTCACTAACAACCATACCTCCCAGTAAATCAACATTTGGAGCGAATTCTGGCGTTGCGGTTGGTCTAGGAGCAGATGAGTAAACCTCACACCATCCAGTAGAGGAAGTGGATGGATTAGATAATTCAGTTTCCCAAGTATATGGAGTTGGCACAGTATCAGCAATAATATTAGCGTATAAGGCTCCTTGTTCAATGGTATTAGCAACTGGATGCACAATTCGCAACAAATCCGAAAATGTTACAGATTTTCCTTTGCGGTTGTACTTACCGTATTGATATTCATTGAATTTATTACACGCATCAGCGATACCCTTCTTAATCGCAGATGGAATATGTTGTTTCCCGCCAAATACTTGTAAGGCGTATGATAACATATCAGTCAATTCATCTGCTCTACTAATCACAGTCGATGTCAGACGGCGCATAGCAGGAAATGTTTTATTACGTTTCCGCAGCGCAGCAGCAAATTGAACCACCAACACAATTGGCATAGATCTGATGTGCATTTCAGTTCGAGCGTGTATCGCAGCATTTGCGATAAAATCAAACTCATCAATTGCTACTAATTGATCAATTGCTGTTACCAATCGAGCAACCAAGACGTCACCAGTATTGTAAAATGTATTACGCCCTAGTAAGGATGATGTTACTAATTCGTACAATATATGATGTGGAGTTTTTGCGAACTGAACGTTGTTGTTTGCGGATACCGCCAATTTGTTTCCTGTAGCTTTTGCAACTGCGCTAGTAAACGATGGAGCTGATATAGATGGTTTTGGTGCTGATTTGTTTAACTGTGACATAAGTTTCTCGGAGCAGAAGTTAAAATGATTTATTTGTATTTTTTTAATTCAGTGTGCGTCATGAATGCAATTACTACATTAAGGATTGGTACAAAACATAAAACCAACATGAGTATGGCGGCAAACCAATCTGCCCATTCTAATTTTCGAAAACCACCCGCCTTCACATCATGATATGTCGCATATAATATCCCAATAATGCACACTACAGTAATGCTTAAACTAATCCACATTAAAAATTCCATGGTATTTCCTCTTGTTACAATAAAGATAAGTGTCTGGTAATGCGATCTATTACCGCAGGATCACCAGGGCCAACTGCAATTGCAATTGCGTTTTTATTTCCACCGAACTCTGTTAATCCTTCATCAACAATGAGAGAGCATGGAAGATTTAACTCAACTGCTTGGTTGTATATTTGATGTAATTCAACCTCGTTGGGAATGGCTACTACAACTTTCGTGAATTTGTTAGTAATCCAAGTGCGAACTGCTTCTGGTAACTTAGATATGTTTAGTACTAAATCACCATTTTCGTCAGGTTTAGATAGCGACAACATGGCAGCTAATGATGCATGACTCGCCATAGCAGCTATTTTCCCCGTTCTGGGTTTGTGCCCTAACACAGTACGCAAATCAGTACGGATGCCGATTACTTGTTTTGGTAGTTGACTCATAATGTTGATACACACACACCGTCAGCGGTTTTGGTAAAGCATGTATCATCGCCACATGCTGCCAATCCAATCAAAGCGACCAAAATTAATATAGTTTTACATAAGTGGTTCATCGTTGCCTTTTATAAGTATGAGTTAATTGAGTTACATACCACGGTAAGCAGTATGTGAGATTGGAATACCAATCAGTCGGTTTTTGTAACCCATCCTGAGGATGTGGGACTAATTCTGTATTCTTCAACGGCACAAGTTTCTGTGTTGAAACGGGTGGTTCCTGGTGTAATTTCATATGGGAATGAATTGTTGGATTTTAGTAATTGAATATTGCGAGTGTGGTGTTGATGCAACCATATAAATAAACCACAAAATATAACGAAGATACTCATATTGAGATACTCTCGACGGTAGTTAAAGAAAAAGGTGGTGGAATTGTAATCATTTCAACATCCAGGTAGAGACAATCGGTATGATAGCTACTCATATCTCCAGTTCTCTGTCCTCCACTTATGCATATGTAATTGCCGCCTCTGGAGCACCAGATATTTAGTTGGGCTTTTCCTCACACTAATCATATAGTGGTTTCTTAGGATTGTATATTACTATTGCTCAGACGAAGTTCCACCGAGCTCCGATAATAATGGGAATCGAACCCATCCCCTGCCCTCGGTGCCACGTATTAACCAATATACGACAACTATATAAATAAGTGACATTTCACCCAAGATGTGACTAGCATCTTGTATCCACTTTATACAACACTTGCGGGTGTTAATATCTGAGGGATGATCAGTTATGTAGTCAAATGGAATATCACTTATTAAAAACTATTATACACGGTTATTAAAATAAATCAACACTGGATAAACTATTTTAGTGCTTCTTTACTACGAAGGCCCAAATTCCATATATAACCAGACCAATCCCGAAAGCGATTGCCCCAACCTGTAACTCACTTCGTACCGATGAAGTCAACCATTCAATGATTACACTATCTACAAAACTAACGTCTACTAAATTGGGATAATCGTTCATTTGAACCTCTATTATGGTGCTAAAACTAAAGCCTTATAAGCTGCTAATGCGCTGTCAATATCGGCAAATAACACAGCATCAGATACCGTTGCTATCCCAAATTTAGTCTTGGTATACACTATGTGATAATTCACAGCAGTTGATGTTGGTAAGATATTAGCGGCTACAGAAGATATAACCGCAGATCGAACTCCCGTAGCTTCGGTTGCGATAAACACAGTACTACCAGGAGCAAAATCATATGTCAATGTACTCATTACTATTCCAAACAGTTATTAAATATTTATGTCAACTCCCGCTCAATCAATCCTTTAATGTAAGTGGAAATCGTCATTCCACTTGGACACTGGGATGCTGCTGATGTGAGGTCTAATGACTTCAATTTCTGAACATCATCCATAATAAATGGAGCGTGTCTCTCATATCGAAATGGAGCTACTATTTGTATAACTCTCAGGACATTTAACAATATCTTATCCGTATGACGAACTCCACATGCATTAAGGAATTTATATCGAATAGCAGCAGAACTGGAAGTATAAGATAACACCATTGTAGCAAACTCATTGAATATCATAGATATTCTAGCTATGGCATTTGGTATGCACAACGCGTCGTACTCATCTTCAGCAACATTTAACCCAATTAAGGCAAATCTAATATCTAATGAATCTGTATCCAGTAAACGGCTTAATCCAAACCCATGGTATCCAGACAGAGGTTTTATTTTAACAACATCAAATACCCCTACTTCACTCAATATATCCATCATAACATCAGGAGCACTTCCCATAATACCTTTTACCAATTCTGTCCAAATCCGCTCCATTGAAATATCTGATATGGAGGGAGATGTAGTAGTCATCAGTTGGAGTGTATCTGGATGAATAACAAACCCGAAAGTACTCGCAAATCTAGCAGCACGCATTACCCGCAATGGGTCTTCTGTAAATGCAGCACTCGTGTGTTTTATTTGCTTATTCGACAAATCCACCAACCCATTATACGGGTCAATGACAAGCGATCTATCGCCAGTATTGCGAAATATATCCCAATCATGGAGTGAAACAGCCATAGAATTGATGGTCAAATCTCGTCTCGCGAGATCTTCTAGTAGCGTCACTCCCTCTACAAAACACTCAAATCCAGTATATCCAACTCCGACCTTGCGCTCCAGTCTAGCAAACGCATACTCTTCGTTTGTATCTGGTGATAAGTATACTGGAAAATCAGCACCCACCATAGTAAAGCCCAATTCGATCATCTCGTCATGTGACCCATTAATTACTACATAATCTATGTCTTTTGGTTGGATGCCCAACAACACGTTTCTAACGGCTCCTCCAACCACATACACTTCTGTCCGATCTGAGTTAAACATGCGTTAATTCCTTATTTTTAATTTAAAGATATTATAATGAATTATCGTGTGGTAATCAATGTATGGATAAAAAGAAAGCCCAATTAAGGGCTTTCGGTTCATTAGAATTGAGACGCTCGAAATGGATTTGGCATAGTTGCCGTAAACTGTTTCAATATCATCGCTTTTACTTTTGCGGGAGCCTGCTCCGGTAAGATAGATTGGAGAGTTTTTATTCTCTGGTCTTGAGGAACTCTATTCAGCAATCTAACTAATTCAGTAAAATGAATTTTGGCTTCGTTATTTAGTTTTGCCATATCAGCTGTTCTTGATCGTTCTTTGCCAGCGCTGTGAATGTCGCGGATTGGTTGAACTGCAGCGTTAATTTTCTTGCCAGTTTCTTGTCCAGCTCCTCTCATGTAATCCATCAGCCCTTCTTGAACAGGAGCTGAATTTTTCAACTTAAGGTATTTGTGAATAGTAACAGCTAATTTGTATGCCGCGCTTTTAGCATCCCCGATCGCAGATTGAGTAGATGCGTTTGCGTGGGCTGCTTGAGCTTTTTGTTGAATCTGTCCTGGTACTTGTTTTACTGCATCAACTGCAGACCGTCCAGCATTTGCCATAGACCGTCCAGCATTTGCTATTCCAGATCCAGCCGAAGACGCCATTGATTTTGCATAGTCAGCAAAGCCTTCATTAGTTTGTTCGGGGTGATACTTGCGATATGGTTTCTTCTTGGTCTTTACGTAGTCTCTGTGGTATACAGCCTTTTGTGCAGTCTTAATAGGAACGCGCTTTTTCCCAATAGATTTTTCCGTAAGCAATGAGCGTAAAAACGACAAAGATTCGCGCTGCATCATGACGTCAACGTCGTCTTCATCTGAGTCATCGAAATCATTTGATTCGCAATCAGGATCCAATGATGCATCACACTCAGGGTCCATATCAGTCTCATCGAACTCCGACTCATCATGATCAAACGAATCAGGTTCATCGGGATCGGGTTCGGACTCCGAATCGTCATCAAACTCACCCATATCATCGTCGTCTTCGTTGCCTGAATCCACATCAGCAAATTCGTAATCATCAACAACGATGGAGTGATTTGCTTCCTCATCCCCATCACCAAAAGGATCTTCTGAGTTGTTTGGTAATTTATTACCGAAGGTAAGAGATGTGGATGATTCTGTTAAAAAGCTAAGAAAGCCATCTGAAAAGTGTGTCATGTAAATATATCCTCAATAAGTGAAGGTATTTATCTATTTGACTATTACCCCAATAATAATTCGGCACCAGATGATAATACTGTTTTTATTTCAGCTAGTGATTGCTCATGTAATGGAACCGACTGAAGAAGATACTGCTCTGCTAATTGATATGATGTGAACTTAGGACTAACTACAACGCCTTTAATTACTACTTGGTATTTTTGTGAGGTATCCATTGTGCTGTATACGTATTATATCTTTTATTTATACAGCACAAAATATTGGTTAATGAGGGATTAGTTGTGAGATGGGTATTCCATCAGATACTACAATCCCACCCATCTGAGATGATTTTACCATTTGTTGAATAAGATAATACTCTCCATCCGACTTCGTGGCAGGGAAGACTTCTAATTTGCCGATAGGTTGATATCCATCCTCTATTAATTCATTAATAGTAGATTCCATTATTGATGATTGAGAATTGTGAAATCTCAATATTCTAACGTTGTTAATCATTATTTACACTTCCCAATTGTGAAATCAACATTTCGATATCGCGAATGTGATTTGGGTTTTTTAAATTAAACACAGGAATATTATTTAGACTCGCTAAGGATATTGCTGTTCCCGTCCCACCAGTGGTTATTGAGTACTCATCGTGTGAGCTACAGCCGTCTGGAGTACTCACATAAATACACACTATATAATACTACAACTATCTATGACTGACAACAGATTTTATATATACTTATTGGTTGACCCAAGAAACGACTTTCCTTTTTATGTAGGAAAGGGAACTGGGTATAGAGCTAATTCACATTTGACAGAGGCTAAGCAACCAGTAGTTAGATGGACCAATCGTCTTAAGTGTGAGCGAATTCAGTCTATATGGAGGACTGGACTATCTGTAATTGTTACCAAATTGCATACCAACCTATCAGAAGAGGCGGCATATAAATATGAGTCACAGATAATACTACAATATGGTCTATTGGTAACTAATACCGGAATACTCACTAACATTAGACAAGGTGGCGAACACTCAAACAAAAAATCAACCGGTAAGACTAAATCAGTGACTCAATACTCAATGGATGGCATGCCATTAAACCAATACCCCAATGCTGCATCAGCAGCGATACAAAATAATATGAGAAATAGTGGCATACTAGCGTGCTGTAAAAGAACACAGAATTACGCTGGTGGGTTTCGCTGGACCTATACTGGGGACGTGTTACATCCCATGGCAGCATGTGAGTACCACGAACAAAACAAAAGGCCAGTAAATCAATATACCACAGATTTAGTCTTTGTTCAACAATTTTCGTCTATTACAGCAGCGGTTGATAGCGTGGGAAGTAATAGTGGCAATATCAGTAGGTGTTGTTCTGGACACAGCAAAACAACGGGTGGATTTATTTGGCAATACGCCTGACAAATTCAACTGGAGTGTGTAAATTTTCACCTAATATTTGGTACATATTTCTAGCTACTAATAGCTTAGCGACTCTACTTAATTTATTAAACACCGGATGAATAGTAGATGCCAAATATAATGCATCTTCGGATACTTGATATAAATCAGATGCGTTGTTATTGAATGATTTGAATGGTAGATATATCTCTTTGCTACCATCAACTAAATCACATCCCGTCTCAAATGCCGAATCAGCTCCAAGCGCTCCACCTGAACGCAATACACCCCCACACCTAGCTAATGCGCTAGCATACTCAACCATTTGGTTTTGTATTAGAGTGGGGGTGGACCTAGATCCAATTCCGCTATACCACCACATTAGTAGATTGGAATTCTGTGGAATCAATCCCACATTGGTCTCTTAACGCTGCGACTCGCTTTGCTGTTCTAATTTGTTTAGCACGAATGATGTCATCCGCATCTCTAGAGCACAATTCGGCATATCGTGTATCGTCGATTTTACTCACTACCCACTTATACCGAATATCACTATCGAACTGCATATCAATTACTGGATCGACTTTAACAACCTCGACTGATCGATATGTTCCTTTGTTTTCTCTAGTTTCAACTAATACCAAGTCGCCTGGGATAACCACCAGGTCCGTATGAACTTTAAATGTATATAATTGACTCGTATTATCGTACTTCACTCTTACGGTATAAAAATCATTCCGCAACAGATTGCCTACGTTGTGATCTGGAACTGTATGTGCCATGTTATCTCCTTTAATCCAATAGATTATTGTGCTTCATTAAATAATGTAGTTGCTACTTGGTTTAACACCAACCCCAACCGGTTTTCGCCTTGCCAGGTCTCGCGATCATATGCGCGTTCATCATTTGCCCACAACCCAATGCCCCATATGCGATCAAATTCACTAGCTTCCACAAACTCTAAATGCATAAATTTAAACAACAATTCTTTGTAGTTCGCATTCTGGCTAAATTTAGCATAACAGGCGTCATACATATGAGACATAGATTGATTCGACCAAACTTCCGGATCAAACCCAATTACCTGTCTACCGAAGGCTTTTTGCTTGGCTGGTAAGGTAGATGCAAGAATTTTACGAGCCGTCGCATCATCACCAAATGCCATTGCTTTTCGGTACATAAAAGCTTGTTCAGATGTATTAAACATTAACCCATCCATTTCGAATGGAGTAGGAGCAAAATTGGAAAACGGACCACCGTAAAATAGTGCAAATTGGTCCGTTTCTGTTACATCATATTGTCTGTGTATGATTACTTTTGTCATCTTAGTTATCCTTGATTGGTTGAGTTATTGTTTTTACGTGCCCAAATAGGGGAGTTGACGTAATAGTATCAAATATAGGGAGAAGCCACCATCTATTGTTTATGGTTATAAATTCCCACTTGCAGAAATCCCCCCGGCGAATATCTTCTATCCACATACCTACCGTTATATCTCTACACCACTTTCCGTAGAGATATCCATTTCGATCTGATGCTGGCTTGCCGTGTGTTTCTCTGTTATAACACTCGACCAACATATCCCAAGAGAAATCGTAGTAGTGTTGAGTCTTATATTCAGCAAATCTTCTGTATGTTGCTGCTAACCTCAAATACTTACGAGTAATACGATCACGTCTAGCTAATGCTCGTAAAGTCATGCTAGTGATCCTCATTGTTATACAATTCGTGCTCGAACACGGACGTTATCAAATGTTTGTCTGTATTTTCTGTTACCGTTGCTGAACCACAATTGCCACCCAGGTTCCCCTTCTGTTGGAAACAACTTCCACACGCCATCGACACTACAGTCAATTACCTGTAAGTTACCTTGACCATCTTCGGTACATCTCATCAATCCCGTCAAAGATGATTTTGCTAGGTCTGTGATGGGCTTCTTTAATAAAGATCTAAAGGTTCCATCTGTTATCTGGTTGGCGATGCTTTTAACAGAGAAGCTGAAGTCATCTCTTGCTGCATGATGCGAAATACCATCACCCATCCCCAAACAGAAATTATCCATTGAGAACCCAGCATCCACCCATCCTTGCATGATCTTGTCAATAGTATGAATCTTACATCCATCGCCTTGGATGACACCTACATAAGATGGCAATACCCAGTATCCCAATTCATTAGCATGCCCACCAAATGCATTTTTGAAATCTAACCCAACTAAACCAGGTTCTACTGTAACATCCCCAGAATCAGGGCGGCCGATTAATCTTCCACCACTTGTTTCAATCAAGCTCTTGAATTCATCACCCCAAAAGTCGCGCACAAATCTGCGAGAATCATATAGATCAATTACCCCAGATACAAATGGCAAGCCTAAGCCAGTTTCTTGGTGTCGTTTTACCACTGCTAATAAACGATTAACCACCATCAATGCCGCGTCCCTGTCATTTAGAGTCTTAGCATCGGACCACGATGCTGTAGTACTATGCTCAGTAGCTTCAATACTGGAGAGATATGCTTTATTGGTATTATAAAGTTTTTTGATGTACGAGTTCGCTGCCAAGCAATCGGATCCATTAAACAACATAGCGTGTGATATTGCGGTAAGCACAGCCGCTTCAGGACCATTAGCACTTCTATCACCAAAGTTATGCAGCATATAATCAACATTGGCAACATCAGTTCCAGTTTTTTCACAAAATGCAGCAATCTTCAACCGAGCTGCTCTACAAAGAGAAGCAGTGGTAGACATAGTCCACATAATACTTTGTGCGATAGTCTCAACATAGGTCGGTAACCACCAACATTCATCATCAGTATTGTAGATGCCAACGATTGGCGTTTGGGGAGCTACTACTCTACCTTCTTCAACGCCATAAATCACTAACGGCAACTTACCATCTAACTCGTTGACGATATATTCCCATCCAGCACGGTTGAAAATATACCCTTGTTCGGTAATTTCAACTTCAGCTTCATCAATCATATCATGAGTAATTCTAACAGAAGCGAGTAATGATGATAGCATCGCTTGTCCTGCTGCCACGATATGATCAGCATATGAACTTGCGCGTCTTGGAACAATTACCACATAAGAATGTGTGGTATCTGGTTTTTGTTGGAGGTAATGATTGACTTTATATCCATCACTCATCAAAATTATATTAAGAGGTTTAAGGTGATCTAACATACTGTCCTTCTATTGTGTGAGTAATTAATATGTCTATATTTGTTTCCAGAAAAACTTTCCGGCTGTTTGTAGTTTGCCTAATATCACGGACCGTATCATACCAGCATCAATTCCAGTGCTATTAGCAGCTAATACTACAGAATCATAATCCGCAATGTGGGTTCCATTGATGTGGTATTGAGCAATTCTACCAAATTTATTTTGTACGTTTTTTGTGAATGGAGGTATCGTCTCTGGTAGATCGACTCCATATAGGACTTGATGTTTTGTTCCATCTCGGTCCAGTACACAAGACCTAACCTTTCCACTTGCACATCCTCCTACCGTGGCTTTGTGTAGTCCCAAAAAGTCAGCACATTCTTGTAGAGAAGAGAATTCACGCTCTTTTGTTCCATCCGATGTGTACATAGTCAACGGCTTACCACACCTATCACGAATGTCTAGTCGTTTCCTACCCACATTGATTTTATTACCCATTTTAGATTTAGACATTTTTTGTCTGGTTTCATCGGAAACCACCTTGCCCAATCCACGTTCGCCGCCGTTAGTGTGATTGCAAAGGATACCAGTGTCGTTGTCTCGCCTGCCATACTGAGTAATTAAGTCCATCTCGAGAAGTAATGCCAATTCTTCTGTTGGAAAGGTAGCAATAACCTCTTCCATAAATGCTAATCCAGATTTCCAAGCTTTTCTTATCTTTTTCGATTTAAAAAGCTTCCCATTCCGTCCAGATGAATTAGCATCGTAGCAATGTTCAATATACCGCTTACTTCCAACAAAGGACTTTCCGATGTAGAAAGGGTGTTCTTCGTTTTCTACTCTTAATTGATATACATAAAATTCCATTATTATTCCAACTGATGGATATAAGTATTTATGTGATTGGATTATACGCATCTGATAATAATATAAAATTAGATGTCTTTAAATGTTCTAACATTGTAATAATCTCGTAATTAACAATAATAAAACTCTATTATACGTTAATTATTGTTAATTACAAGAATGGATAATGAGTACTTACCTTATTATCTCCAACTAGATGGGATGGTATGTAGTTGTTTTGGATCAATAATAACGTACCACTTGCGGATGCCTGGGTCATATCGACACCCAAACCGTTTTGCAGAATCTCGATGAGAATAAGGAACATTTAGATTCACTCGTTCTTTTTTTGCAGAAGCATTAGGTTTCGCGGACTTAGATTTGGTGTATCCAATATCGGACCAAGGATCATCTTTATCTTCTTCTTCCTCTTCTATTGATAGTTCCATATCAGTAGCCTTGTGGCGTGCGTTGGTTAATCGTTCGATATATTTCTCATTGCGAAGAATCTTGAAAACTAGATTTTCTGGGTTCCACTCACCTGACTTGGATAACCCAGCTCTTCTACTAGCAGTTATCTTATCCGCTAATTCAGCCATTGCTTCTGGATCTTGATCGGATATAGCT